TTCAGCATAGAATTTTCGAAGTTCATAAGGAAGCAGGTTGCGGAAAAACTCGGTCTTTTTAATTCCCTGCTCTCCGGTTATTACCAGAATCATTAACGAATATGTACCATAGGCCGAACCAATGAGGCCAAGTAGCCATTTTTTAAGGTATATATCCAAATAATCGTTAAATATGAATATCTCATCATCTTCGTGAATCAGTTGCTCAATGTTGAAGCATTTTTTCAACTTCTCAAATTCGTTGTCAAATGTCAAATGTTTATTGTTTTCAAACCACTGTCTGTTTGGTTTGTAACTTATTGAATTATCTCTGTTCTGAATTAAAGTAAATATCTTATCTTTACTGATTCCGTCATCTATTTTTGTCCACACTTTAGTGTAAAAATTAGCAAGTACCCGGTCAGTCATTACTTCACCATTGAACTCAAAGTTTCGAGTAATTTCGTTGAACTTAACATTGTTCATTCGTATCAGGTCAACAATAAGGTCAATCTCTGTTTTTTCCTCTTTTTTCTTTGTGAATTGCAGGTAACTATCAGCATCCTGCACATCCATTTTTTTAAGTTCTTCTTCTGGATTGTCGGAAAGTTTTACAATGCTTTTTATAAACTCTGTTTTTTCGCTTGTAAGTTCAATACCTGCTTGTTTAAATATGTAATAAATAGTGCCAATAGTAACACCTGTACCTGTTCTATTTAATGCAGTATTGTAATCTCTGTCGGCATTTGATTGATTGTACTTTGATGAACTACTGCAAAGGCTGTGGAAGTGATGTCTACCATTTTCTCCAAATTCGCTAACAAGAGCAAAAGCAAGTCGAATGTAGTCACCATAATCATCAAACAAGTTCATCACGGAAGCCTTATTTACCATGTCATCAAAATCGCTTTTAATAACTATTGGTTTTGGCTTTGGCAGTTCTTTTTTCTTTAGGTATTGCTTAAAAACCTTTGCTTTGGTGTTTATGTAAATGTCCGGGTCATAACTTACATATCGCAATCTGCTTGTGTCTTTACATTTAGTATCAAGGACAATGTTGTAATTGACAAAAAAATAATTTTCAAGCGCAATGAAAGCATCAAGGTGTCGGGCAGGATCAATCTTAATATATACGGCATACCCAAAGCCACCTATTGAATAATGCATAGCATATACATAACTGTCTTTCCTAATTGCTTCAATATCAATGTTTGCAATTTGGTCTTTGGCATCAACATCAAGGCATATTAATCCACTATGTTGAATTATTTTTTTTGCCTTTCTTTCTTTGAATACTCCTGAAACGGTTACACATTGGTTTCGTTCCTTGTCTTTTCCTGTTGCCCTGTAATTAAGTACCCCATCCTGCCAATATCCGTTTCGAATTTTCTCGAAATAATCCTCAATGCTGATGTTACCTGCGCTTATTTGACTATCGTTACCTTGTTTAAATAGTGAAATCATATCCTTTGTTTAAAAAAATTAGCCTCTGGCTTTCAGAAGTTGCGGATTCCTACTCGCCAAAGGCCGTTATGAATGTTTTTATATTGTATGTGGCCGCAACTCCACAAAGCAAAGTTAATGTATTTTACCTAATAATTCATGCAAGTTGTTATGATATTTCAACAACCACTCCCTGCATTGAATCACCTTATCAATTATCTGTTGCTCTACTGCTCTGTCGCGTTTCAATCGATAGGCTATCCACCTCTGGTCATCAGTTAGGTAGGAATATGATACCTGAATCCCGAAGTTACATTCAGCAGGTGTGTCTACCAAGCCGTGAAACACTATGAACTCATCAACTTCATATAGGTGCATGTAAACCTGTCCTTGCCAATAGTAATCTTGGTTTATGCCATCAATAGCCACATTGTCAAGTGTTTTTTTACTCCATGCTGCCTTGACATCAATAACGCAGTTACGAGTTAGCACATCGCAAGTACCTCTCATGTATTCAGTTTCCCTGAATAACTGATTCTTGGTTACTTTAGGAACACCCAACTGCCAACACATGAAGTCAATCAGTTCATCCTCAACCATCAAACCCTTGTCTATGTACTTACTGCGGATAGGCTCATGGTCATCGGAGTACCACTCCTGGAGAAATGACTTGCAGGTAGCTGACAACTCACCTTTTGTTTTTGCGTTGCTCATAATCTTGCCACAGGCAGAAGCGCGAATCTTGAACTCATTCATGTGCCACCTCCATTATTTTTTTCATTGCGTTAAAATATATAGTATTGAATTCAAATTCCTTAATTAACTTAATTGATGGATGATTATCCAAATAACCTTTTGGCACAGGCATTAAAGATATTTTATAATGCTCATCAGCATCTACAATAAATATATTTATTACTAAAAGATTATTATTTACTATTTTACAATAAGTATCATTTAACTTAAATGTTGATTTCATTTCGTTAGCGCCTCCATCGCATCTGTGCTTAATGAATACTTCTTACTTATATCCGCAATGCTATAGCCGTTGCCTAATGCTTGTTTAATCTTGGCAAGTTCTGGTGACTTGGCAGTTATTACCGGTCGCTGATCACTCGCCTTGTTACCATCGTCATCATCGGCTCCAATGCAACACATTGATTGCAATGAATACCTACGAGCATAACTAACTCCACTCCCGAATGCTTGGGCATCATTTGGCTTATTACAAACGATTTCTGTTAGTGATTCAATACTTTCCCCCGATTCGTGCAGTAACATAGTTTTAACGAAGTTTTTGCCATCTACATGCACTACCGGTTGAAGTACACTAATGCCGTGCTTGTTGAGTGATGGCAGACAGGCTTCGCGAACTGCGTTAAGGTCTGCGTACTTTGATTTAAAGAAAGGATTTGAACTGCTTTTTGTTGCGTTGCTCATCTCGGATTGTGCCATAAGAATGGCTTTGCTGATTTGTTTCATAGTGTTTAGTTTAGTTTGTTAGAATAGATCGTTTAGTGATTGTGTTTGCTCTGGAGTTGCCTGTGCGAATGATATCTTCCATGTTTCCAAAGAATTGTAATACTTGCCATTGTATTCGCGCCCACGTAAATTAAATGACACTGTTACACTCTGCCCGGCTTTAAATCCGTTGAGGATATCTACCTTATCTTGACTTGCTTGAAACTGAATATCCTGCGGATACTTGTCGGTGGTAGTGATAACAAACGTGCGCTTCTTGTACTTGTCGCTGATAACTTCTGTGTCATTGATTAACTTAATTGTTCCTGTGATTTCCATTGTGATTTGATTTTAGTTATTATACATTAATTTTTCGGTGATTTCTTGTCCTGCTTCGATTGAAATGTCGATCCGTTTACCTCTGTCATCAAAGACATCGGTTAGTACCCATCCGGCTTGTAAGCCTACTTCTTCATCTTCCTCCTCGTACTCGAACTCAAATGTAAGTGTTACTTTGTTTGTGTAGGGCATAGTATTAGTTGTTTAAAGTGATTAATCTAAAGTTGTTGCGGAGCAATCCACCTGTTGCAAACTTTGTTCCGATTACTCCGTTAAGTTCAACACATTCGCGGAATCTAATGACCAAATGTGTGCGACTTAAATACTTGTTTGTGTAAACAGTTGCTCCGTTGCTGATTAACTGCTCGATTGATGTTGCTGTGATTGTTTTCATGTTGTTTTTGTTTTAGAATATTAGTGTTATAATTACATTGTCTTTTTTTGCTTTAATCCAATTATGTGGAGTAAGTTCAAACTCAAAGCCTAAACACTCGCAATGAATCCTTGTTTCAAATAAGTAAGTACCTTGTAGAGTTACATTATACTTTGTAAACTGTATATTGTAAAATAAATCGAGATTTAAATCAATTTGTTTAATTGCTTCAAGTTGTTGTGTGATGTTTTTATTCATAGTTATTTGTTTTTGATGACGCAAATATCGGGAAAATTTCCTAACTTCAAAATGTGATTCAAACTATTTTATAAATTTTAACAAATTTTAACATTTGTCAAATCAACATATAATTTTTAAAAATTACATACACAATTATAATCATCATATCCAAAATCAATTTCTGGAGTAAAATCATTTTTAGCCATCTTAACTAAATCATTTATTGATTTTCTGCCTCTAAATGAAGTATTGCCATATTTTTTTTCATGATCATCCCACCATTCAACAAAACGTGTTCCATAACGAATAATATCAATCAAATTTTTATCTGATTTTTTCCAGCAAAGTTCACAGTTACCAAATTTACCATGAATGCCAAGTTTAAATGGCTGTTTAGACCACCACTTATTTAAATCTATTTGACTTATAGGAAATTCAAAATCTGTAATTAATGGAAATATTTTTTTCTTTTCTTCTTTAATTTCTGCAAATGTTATTCTTTTTGGCATATCCTCTTTTCTAAATCCGATTGCCGTTAAATAATTATTAGAACCAAATATTGAATCGCATAATTTTTTTACAGGAATTGTTTTTAACATATTTGAACAGTATGGTACATTTTCATGAGGTAAACCGGGATGTGTTCCTTTTGATGAATGCATAACAGCATCAGAAAATGGTTTAGCATTCATATTTAATTCATTCCATTCAACTATGTTATAACTTACTCCTATGCCTAAAATTTCTGAATAAACACCTTCAATCTTAATCAATGGTAAGTTCCAATGTTTTTCAATATTTTTTAAAAATTCAATAGTTTCGTATCGCTCCATACCTGTGTTAGCGAATACATATACTTTATTATAATCCTTGTATTTTTCAGATGTTTGAATATGTCTTGCCATCATAGCAGAACTTCTGCCTCCGGAAACTGTAACCATTATATTTTTTTCCATTATTTTATTTTTTATCGTTTATGATGTAGCGGATAGCCGGTAGTAGCTGCCATGATTTTCCTCCAACAACATACTTAACAATACCCCATAATTAATTAGGTCAATCACACTATCGTTTATGCTCTCATTGTTCGGTTGTTTCCCGGAGTTCAGCAACACCCCTAACCTCGCTACTTTAGTCGCAATTAACGATAAGCAGTTCTGCTCTGGAGTAAGTTGACATATATTACCTGCTAACTTAAAGTTGCTCAATCTATCAGCATTGGCATAGTCATTGCCTTTTTTTAGCAGTATGTCCTCCATCTGCTTGACCAACTTGTTAAAATGTTCTTGTTGTTCTTGTAGTGTCATAATTCTAAATAGTTAAATATGTGGGCAATCACATCAATAGTCCAACCATTACCAAGCATCTTGTACCTTTGGCTGTCGGAAACATGGTTAGTGTAGTTGTCAGCAACTGTCTGCAATCGTTCGCATTCTGTTGGAGTTAGTCGGCGGATGCGTGAGGTAATATTAGCAATTTTACTAATTGAATCCATATATTCATCACTACTTCCTGCTCTGCCTATAGCAAGTGTCAAAGTATTTGATTTGTCAGCATTAACATTTGGATTGAATTTTTTTAATTGATTTTCGTTTAAACCTATTATTTCTATTGCATTAGTATTCGTAGTATCTAAACAATATGTTTTACCATCTTCTCTCGTTAAATGCCCTGTTCCACCCTTAGCAGTTTTAGATGAACGTGGCATCATATTATGTACTATAATAGAGTTATCAGTAGCAGCTAATGCTGCATTAGCTCTTAAACAAGCAGCTTTTTTATTACCTTCAGTTGGCTTCCAATTAAATCCAGTTTGATTTTTTTCTTCTATATGTATTTTATTATGTAATAAAAATCCATCAATCATTTTTTGACTTAAAAAATACTTTTCATCTACTTCCGGCTCAAGAATATCCTTTAGTAAAATTCCTTTGTCTTTTGGTTGCTGTATTATACTTGCCAAATCACCGAATAACCCGGCAGGTTTCATTCCAATATTTGTCCAATAGATTCGTTTGCGATTCTGCGCTGATACTAATGCTGAGTTGATATGAATCCCATTAACACCAATAGCCTTACTCAATACCTTTTCCCACTTCTCACCCATCTCGACATTTTCAAGCATAAAGTAAGTAGGTTTGCATTCATTCAACAAACGTATATATTCCCAGAACAAATACGATTGACCTTCAAATTCATACCCCTCCGATTTCAATTGTAAATAATGATCTAAAGTAAGTATCTCTTGCTCATCTTTAGTTGACATCCCCTTGCGCTTCCCGGCAAACGAAAATGATTGACAAGGCGATCCACCAATAAGTAGGTCTATTTTAGGTAACTTATAACCATCGACATTGACAACACTACCTAACTGAATAGTATTAGGATAGTTTGCCATAGTTACTTTGATAGCATATTTGTCTATCTCTGAAGCATAATAATTAGCAACTTTTATTCCGGATCTTTCTAAAGCCTGTTGTCCACAGGACATCCCATCGAACAACGATAGTACATTAATTGGCATCATCCTCAATTTTACT